GTAATGTGTTTAAAGAAGAAGGCTTACGGTACTACTACCCCAAAGACTTACCCAAAAAATTCGATAAAATCATTGCATCCTGGGATTGTACGTTCAAAGATACGGACGGCACCGACTTCGTTGTTGGTCAAGTTTGGGGTAAAAAGGATGCGAACAGTTATTTGCTCGATCAGGTGCGCGCCCGCATGTCATTCACAAAGACAGTTTCCAATGTTGTTGAGTTACGCGAGAAACACCCGCGCACCAGGGAGATATTGATTGAAGATAAAGCGAATGGTCCGGCAGTAATTGATACCCTGAAAGCCACGGTATCGGGTATTATCCCAATTGAGCCGGACGGTTCCAAGCTTGCACGGGCACACGCGGTTACAAGTTACTGGGAAGCTGGAAACGTGTGGCTACCGCATCCAGATACATCGCCTTGGGTTAAAGACTTAGTTTCTGAATTGACCGCATTCCCCGCAGCGGCCAATGATGATCAGGTTGACGCATTGACTCAAGCATTGAGACGCTTGTATCCTTTGTTCAATAAGCTTAAAATCAGTCAAAATTTACTTGACAAGGTTGCCGGTCGATGAAATACGAAAAACTTATCAGCAAGGTTAATGCTGACGAATTGCCGAAAAAGTTATTCCCGATCAAGCCACCAGATATTCATCCGCGAGTGGTTCCGAAAGGCAAGACTGCACCGGTAACCCTTGCGATGGATTCCTATGACTACATGCAAGAAGTCTATTCCGGTCAAGGTTTCCCCGGCTATTCATATCTATCCCAGCTTGCCACGCGGGCGGAATACCGGGCATTCGCGGCGGCATTGTCTACTGAGTTGACCCGCAAAGGCATAGAGTTCACCAGCAAGCAAGATGACGATGATGAGCGGATTGCTCAAATTGAGAAGGAGTTTAAGAGGTTGGGCGTGATGCAAGTGTTGTCTTGCGCGGCCCAGCATGATAGCTATTTCGGTGCGGCCCATATTTTCATTGAATTGCAAGGGCATGATATCTCATCCCCGCTTGTCATAAGCAATAAAACCATCGAACAAGGTAGCCTTAAACGCATTACTACCGTAGAGCCAATATGGGCAACCCCGAGCGCCTACAATTCCAACGATCCTACGCGACCTGATTTTTTCAAGCCTACTGAGTGGTTCATGCTTGGTAAGCGCATCCATGCTTCCAGGCTATGCACCGTAGTAACTCGGGAATTGCCGGATATTTTGAAACCCGCATTTAATTTTGGCGGAATGAGTCTTTCGCAGCTTGCCGAGCCTTATGTCGATAACTGGTTACGCACGCGGCAAAGTGTTTCGGATCTGATCAATAACTTTTCAATCACAATTCTCGCAACCAGTATGGATCAGGTGCTGCAAGATGACGAGGAGGCTGGGTTAAACTTGATCAATCGCGCTACTTTGTTCACTAAGCTAAAATCAAACAAAGGATTGATGCTTGTGGATAAGGAACGTGAAGAGATTCTGCAAGTCAATACCCCATTGAGTGGATTGCATGAGTTACAAGCTCAATCGCAAGAGCATATGTGCAGCGTGAGCCGGATTCCAACGATTATCTTGACAGGCATATCCCCTAGCGGATTGAATGCTAGTAGCGACGGAGAGATCCGGGTTTTCTATGATTGGATTGCAGCACAGCAAGAAGCTTATTGGCGCGAACCGCTGGAAACTATTCTCAGCATCGTACAACTGTCGCTGTTCGGTGAGATTGATCCTGACATAGATTTCCGGTTTGTTCCGTTGTATCAGATGACTGAAACTGAGGAAGCGGACAATAGATTAAAAGATGCTCAAGCCGCAGGAATACTGCTTGATCGCGGTGTCATTGATCCGCAGGAAGAGCGGGAACGCTTGGCACGGGATGATAATAGCGGTTATGCTGGATTGGATTTGACAAAGGAAATATATGCGCCAGAAAGTGATCAGGGCAGTTCACGCGAACCGGGGGATACAGGCGGCATACCGGAAAACGATGATCCTGATGATACGGGAAATGCATGATAGCGTAGTCTTTTGGGTAACCGCCGGATATCGTAAAACCCCGCCAGTATTGGCCCAGGACGCTACGCCATCGCAGGAAATGCAGAAGGTACTGCGTGACCTTGCCGAACGTTGGAAACGTAAGTTCGAGGATGCCGCGCCGAAGATTGCTGAATTATATTTGCGTAAAATGTTCAATTCAAGTGATAATAGCTTGAAACAGGCACTTAAGGATGCAGGATGGTCGGTCAAGTTCACAATGACGCCTGCAGTACGCGATGCGTTCAATGCATCCCTGGCTGAGAATGTAGGCTTGATCAAGTCAATACCTGATAAGTATTTGCAGCAAGTCGAAGGTATTGTGATGCGGTCGTATAGCGGCGGCGGAAGCTTGAAAGATATGATTTCCGACATTGTGCAGTTATATCCGCAAGCAAAGAACCGGGCAGAGTTGATTGCGAGGGATCAGTCGAGCAAGGCAAACAGTGTGGTAAATCGCACACGCCAGCTCGAACTGGGATTGACCCGTGCGAAATGGATGCATTCGCATGGCGGCAAGGAACCGAGACTGGACCACTTAGCGGCTGATGGCAAAGAATACGATATTGACAATGGATGCTTGATTTCAGGTAAATACATTCAACCGGGTGAGATGATAAATTGCAGATGCACAAGCAGACCAATATTGCCCTAGACCGATCTGCGCGCACAGTTGATGCTGACGGTCGATTGCATATCGATAAGTCCCATATTTCTAAAGCGAACGTGTGCCCCTACTATGGCCGCGAGATCCCCGGTTACGATGCGCTCGGCTTGGATGGCGATAAAGTCTACCAATTGCTGCGTGACCCGGCAGAACTTGAGAAAGCGGCTCCCACGTTTGCCCGGTTACCAATACTGTCTGAACATGTCCCGATCAGTGCTGATGAGCCGCGTCAAGATTTGATCGTTGGTGCCATTGGTTCGGATGTATCCTTCGATTCCCCTTATTTGAATGCCGATCTTAGTATTTGGGATTCCCGGTCAATTGCCGGTATTGAAACAGATAAAATCAAAGAATTGTCTTGTGCTTACCGATATGTGCCAGTCATGGAGCCGGGAGAATTTGACGGCATCCCTTACGATGGACGCATGACGGAAATACAAGGTAATCACTTAGCGCTTGTCGAGGTCGGCAGGGCGGGAAGTGATGTTGTGGTTGCCGACTCTAACCCCTTTACTTTTAAGGAATCCGCTATGAAAATGACCCTACTTGGTAAAGCCATGTACGCGGCAGTCAGTGCGGCATCACCTAAGCTGGCGGCGGATTCTGCTGTACCGGCAATGCTGGCCGATGCTCACTATAAGACTTTCGATAAGGCTAAAGTCACGGCAAGCCTGATTGCTTTGGATGCTACTCTAGATCCTGAGCAACTGGATAACGTGATTGACTCTTTGCTTGATGTTGAGCAAGATCCCAAACCAACTACTGCCGATGAATCCCCGGCTGACAAAGTGCGATCGATGCTCGCAGGTAAAGTTGACGATGAAACTGTCAATTCCATTATTGCATTGATGACTGCGCCCGCACAGGCTGCTGATGAAGACAAGGACGATGACAAGATGGATAAAGAAGATGTGCAGAAAGCAATGGACGGATTGCGCGCTGAATTGCTCGAAACTGAGCAAGCCAAGCGTGACGTGCGCCCGGTTGTTGGCGATGTGATCGGCATGGATAATGCTGGCGATGTTTACCAGTTTGCTCTTAAGCACATGGGCGTTGATCATCAAGGCGTCACTGATGTCGCTGCATTGCGCGCGTTGTTCAAAGTTGCCAGTAACAAGGTAACTGAGATTAAACCGGCGTTCGACAGCGGCGACAGTGTTGTAACCAAGTTTCCCGGCGTTGGCCGTTTCAGAGGAGTGTAAGTCATGACAGGCTTTCAAAAACAAGTTAATTCGCAGCAAGCCCCGGCTACCGCTGGCGATTTCGCATCAGCGAATCCCCGCGCATCGGTGTTGGCTGGCGAAGGTGCCCTGGTTGCAGGCGTGGGTGGTGTCAATGTAGGGAAGTTTGCCTGGTTGCAATCTGACGGCAATACTGTGTTGCCTTACGGTACAGCCCCTGCCGCTCCTAATGGTTTCTGCGCACGTACGCAACAAGCGCAATTGCAAACATATCTGCAAGAAGCTGGTGTCAACATCCCCGCAGGTTTCCCGGTTACGTTGTTTAATTCGGGCGATTTTTGGGCACTGTTGACCGGCGCAAACGCAGCTGCAATTGGTGATGCCATTTACGCCACGTATGCTGACGGTTCGATTACTGCGGGTGCTGCTGCTACCGGTGCCAGCGTTACCGGCGCAATCGGCGCAACAATGACTGCTGCGATTGGTGCAACATTCACGGCAAGCGCGGATACCGATGCTACTCAATTGGTTGTAACTGCGGTTACCGGCCTCATCAGCATCGGCGATACATTGAGCGGCACAGGCATTGCTGTCGGCACTAAGGTTGTTTCTCAGGTATCAGGTACGACTGGCGGTGCTGGTACTTACAAACTGAGTACGACCAATACCGCATCGTCTGCCACAGTTACAGCGTTCGGTAATGTTATCAAGCTTTCTGCGATTACCGGATACTTGAGTGTCGGCGATACTTTGTCGACTGGTGCAAAAATCACCTCGCAGGTATCGGGAACTGCCGGAAGTACTGGTGTTTACACGTTCGATACTGCCGCCACTGCTTACTTAGCTTCAGGTACAGTTACCGCGTTTGGTACAGTAATGAACATTACTGCTATCGGTTCAGGTACTCTCGCCATTGGCGATCCGGTGAGTGGTTCGGGTGTACCAAGCGGCGCGGTAATCTCAGCGTTCATTGATGGTACTTACGGCGGAGCAGGGCGGTATCGCTTAAGTGTGGCTGCGAGCGCATATGCTGCGAGTACCACTATTACCGCAACTGCCGGGGTTCTCACTTCATTCAAGGCGATGTCAATCGCTGCGGTCGGTGAGCTTGTTAAAATTTCAACACGGAGCTAACTGAAATGAAACGAGAATTTCATGAGTTACAACTACTTGCCGGTGTCCATTTTATGGGCGTTCAACCGGATTGGCAAAAAGAAGGTGCGGCCAATAACTACGCCTACGCGATGGATGCGCAGCCTGCAATGGTTACAGTTAGCAACAGCGGCATTCCGTCATTCCTGTCAACCTTTGTCGATCCGAAGTTAATCGAAGTATTGGTTTCCCCGATGCGCGCGGTTAACGTGGTTGGATTGGACAACGAAGTTAAAAAGGGCGACTGGACTATTGATACTGCAATGTTCACGATGATCGAATCGACCGGGCAAGTGTCGAGTTACGGGGATTATTCGACCAACGGTAACGCCAATGCGAACTTTAACTTCCCACAACGCCAAAGTTATCATTACCAAGTGATTACGCAATGGGGCGAACGGGAATTAGAGCGCGCTGGGCTGGCGCGTATCGACTTGGCAAACCGCAAGAACATTGCGTCTGTCCTGACTTTGAATAAATTTCAGAACAAATCGTATTTCTTCGGAATCACGGGTTTGCAGAATTATGGATTGTTGAATGATCCTAATTTGACCGCAGCTATTACGCCAAA